AGAGATTATGAAGAAGTTAGGATGGGATATTCGTATCGTGCCTAAAGCAGACATAGAGTCTGGTATTAAGTTAGCACGTATGAACTTCCACCGTATATACTTTGATAAGTCAGCACAAAGACTTGTTGAATGTTTAAAGAATTATCGCAGAAGTATAAACTCTGCAACCAACGAACCTGGTGCGCCATTGCATGATGAGTTTTCACATGGAGCAGACGCATTCAGATACTTATGTACCTCTATAGAAGCTATGAAGAACGAATCATGGTCTAAAGAGAAGATACAATATAATACTAGAGGGATTGTTTAATGGCAAAGTTACAAGACATGGAAATCATAGCTCAGGTAGAACTTGAAGAGAGTATGGCTTATGGTGTCAATGACTCTTCACTATCTAATGATAGAGCAGATGCAATTGACTATTACCTAGGTCAACCATTCGGCAACGAAGAAGAAGGTCGTTCACAAGTAATTAGCTATGACGTACAAGATACGATTGAAGCCGCATTACCACAACTCTTAAAAGTATTCGTAGCTGGTGATAAGGTAGTTCAGTTTGACCCTAAAGGTCCTGAAGACCAAGACGCAGCAGAACAAGAAACAGATTACATTAACCATGTCGTTATGGAAAAGAACGAAGGGTTCAAGACATTCTACGTATGGTTTAAAGATGCACTACTTTCTAAGAATGGCTATGTAAAAGTCTATTCAGAAGATGAAGAAGAAGTAGAAGAATACGATTACAAAGGTTTAACTGATGCACAACTACAGATGTTGGCTTCAGATGAGAATACAGAAGTGTTAGAACATACTGGCTATCCTGACTCAACTGTCAATATGGATGTTATCTATCAGCAAGCTATGATGAATGGTGTAGACCCTGCTACTGTTATGCAACCTATGTTACATGATGTTAAGCTCAAGGTTACAGAAAAGAAGACAGAGATTAAGATTGAGAACGTAGCACCTGAAAGCATTATGGTGTCTGTAGAAGTTACTGGTCCTAATCTAAAAGATGCACGCTTTGTTCAACATAGAGAAGTGATGCAGTTAGCTGACATTGCAAAAGCATTTAATAAGCCACTAGAATACATCAAGTCTATTATGTCAGACCTTCGTGATACGTTTGAAGAAGAGTCTAATGCACGTGATATCTATGATGAAGAATACGATAGAGCTATTGAGTCAGGCGAAGCATTAGTTAAAGACACATATATTAAAATAGATGGTGAACGTCATAGAGTAGTTATTTTAGGCAACACAGTTCTTTATAAAGAGAAGACTGAGGTTGTTCCGTTTGCATGTATCACTCCTATGATAATGCCACATAGACATATTGGTCGTTCTTATGCTGACTTGACTATGGACATCCAGTTAATTAAGTCTACCCTTATTCGTGGTCAGTTAGATAACATGTATCTAGCTAACAATGGTCGTTATGCTATCTCAGATAGAGTAAACCTAGATGATATGCTAACATCAAGACCAGGCGGTATTGTTCGTGTAGAAGGTGACCCAGGTTCAGGTATCATGCCTTTATCACATCCACCACTACCAGCATCATCATTTGGTATGGTTGAATACATGGACTCTATGAAAGAAAAGAGAACAGGTGTTACAGCTTACAATCAAGGATTAGATGCTAATAGTCTTAATAAGACAGCTACCGGTGTAGCACAGATAATGAATGCGTCTCAACAACGTATTGAGTTAGTAGCTAGAACATTTGCAGAGACAGGTGTAAAAGAACTATTTAAACTTGTTCACAGATTAGTTAGAACTACACTTACTAAACCTGACATTGTTCGTATGCGTAACAAGTGGGTAGAAGTAGACCCTAGAGAATGGGAAGACCGTAATGACTTATCTATCTCTGTAGGCTTAGGTGCAGGTAATAAAGACCAACAATTGGTTCACTTAACATCTATCTTGAATATGCAAAAAGAAGCTATCCAAATAGGTCTTACATCACCAGAAAAGATATACAACGCATTAGCTAAACTTACACAGAACGCAGGCTTTAAGAACCCTGAAGAGTTCTGGACTAACCCAGCTAATACACCTGAACAAGAAGGTCAGCAAGACAAACCATCTGAAGCAGAGATTATGGTGCAAGGTCAGTTACAGATTGAACGTGAGAAAGCTCAAGCACAGCTACAACAAGAGCAAGTACGTTCACAGAATGATGTTATAATTGAACGTGAGAAGATAGCAGCACAAGCTGAGTTAGAAAGATTTAAGGCACAACTTAAAGCAGAGACAGATTTAGCTATCGCACAAATCAAAGCTCAACAAGGAATGATGTATGGCGGATAAACAATTATCAGAAATTAAGTTAGGCGCACAAGCACAGCAAATATTAGATAATCCTGTATACAAGGATGCTATAGAACGTGTTAGAGAGAACATTGTTAGTAGTATGACTAATAGTCCTATTGGTGATGAGAAGACACACAACAGATTAGTAATAGCTTTACAACTATTAAACCAAATAAACAAGCAGCTTACAGATGTAATGCAAACAGGTAAGCTCGCATCTATCCAAACGGACAGACCTAAGTTTAAGATATTTGGGTAAGGACAAGCCCACTTAAAGCCTACTTCGGTAGGTTTTTTTATTGTCTAATTTCAAGGAAATAAAACTATGAGTGACCAAGTCGAAGAACAGTCACCACACAGCCGATTAGAGGCTATGCTAGGTGATAGTATTGAGTCAGATGTAAAAGCACCTGAACCTCAAGACGAAGAAGAACAAACACCACTAGAGGCTGAGGCTGAAGCTACTGAAGAAGTAGAATCAGAAGAAGCAACAGATGATAACCCAGATGACCAAGCTGAGGAAGAAGAACAGTCGGAAGATGAAGTTCCTGCTCTCCTTAAGTTAAAGGTTAATGGTGAAGATGTTGAGAAGCCACTAGACGAAGTCGTAGCATTAGCACAACAAGGCTTAGACTACACGCAAAAGACACAACAAGTAGCAGAACAACGTAAAGAGCTAGAAGTATATGCTGAGAGTATTAAAGCTCAAGAGCAAGCCTTTCACGAACAGATGCAACTTAACAATGTCTTAATTGAAGATGTAGCAAAAATCACATCATTAGACCAACAATTAAACCAATATGCTAACGTGAATTGGAATCAATTGTCTGATAATGACTTTGTGGAAGCGCAAAAACTTTTCTTTACATACAACCAACTACAGCAAGAACGTAGTCAACTCGTTTCACAGTTTGAAGTCAAAAAGCAACAAGTCGTTCAAAAGCAAACGCAATTGATGGCTGAGAAGATAGCAAAGGGAAAAGAAATCCTAGCAAAAGAGATACCAAATTGGAGTCCTGAGACTAACCAAGCATTGTTATCTACTGGCAAGGACTATGGATTTTCTGATGTTGAACTCAACGCAATTGTTGACCCTCGTCACGTAAAGGTTCTGCATGACGCTATGCAATGGCGCAAACTACAACAAAATTCAGTTGTGAAGAAAAAGGTATCAAACGCTAAACCGGTAGTGAAACCTGGCTCTAAAGATACCAAAGCGGAAGCTAACTCTAACCACCGTAACCTACGTGAGCAATTACGTAAGACAGGTAAGTCAGACGCAGCTACAAAACTTATAGAAAATATGCTTTAATTTAAAAGGAAACCATAATCATGGCAGTATCAGCAACCAATAGTTATACCGGTAAAGGTATAGCGGAATCTTTTGAAGATATCATTTTTGATATTTCTCCAGAAGATACACCATTGTTATCAATGGCAAAAAGAATGTCAGCAGGGCAAACTTACCATCAATGGCAAACAGACGCATTAGCAGCAGCAACAACTAATGCACAAGTTGAAGGTGATGACGCTTCATACGCAACATTAGCAGCAACAACAGTATTAGGTAACTATACTCAAATCTCACGCAAAACAGTTCAAATTTCAAACACTTATGACGTAGTTAAAAAATATGGTCGTAAGTCTGAAGTTGCTTACCAACTTATGAAAGCTGGTAAAGAAATGAAACGTGACATGGAGTATGCTATCGTACGTAACCAGGCTTCTTCAGCAGGTGGCGCAGCAACAGCTCGTACATCAGCAGGTATGGAATCTTGGATTACTAACCGAGTACTAGCTACAGGTTCTACATCAGGTTCTACTCCTGGCTTTTCAGGTGGAACAGTTGCAGCTCCTACAGACGGTACAGCAGTAACATTCGTTGAAGCAGACTTAAAGTCAGCTTTACAATTAGCTTGGACAGATGGTGGCGAACCATCAACAATCCTTATGTCAGCAACCAACAAATCACGTTTCTCTGGTTTTAGTGGTATTGCTACTAAGTTCAACAATGTTCAAGGCACAACACAAGCAACTATTACTGGTGCAGCAGACGTTTACGTTTCTGACTTCGGTAATCATACTGTGAAACTTGACCGTTTCATGCGTGATGCAGCAGTTCTTTGTATTGACCCAGGCTATGTTGGTTTAGCTTCACTCAGACCTTTAAGCAAAGAAGAACTTGCTAAAACTGGTGACTCAACTAAATATCTATTAACAGCAGAATATGCTTTAGTAGTACAGAACCCTGACGCACATGCAAAAGTGCAAAACACAGGTGCTTAGTAACTAGATGTGATATGATAGGGGGAGTTAATTCTCCCTCTATTATTTTTACTATGCCAATATTATTTGACCACAATAGCGTAACAGGTGTAAGTCAGTACTTTGACTACGACCCAGCTAAAGATACATACTACCTAACTAGCACACAAGATATTAGTGGCATGTTAGACGATATTAAAAAGTCTAGAGATAACCCCGAAGTTTGGAACAAAGGTGTTAAACAAGAATGGGCGCATTTTGCTAGTATTCCACCTGTAGTGGAAATGCAACTAAAGCAAAAGGGTATAGACATGTATAACCCTAGCCAAACAAAAGAACTTATAAAAGAAATAAACGAAAACTATCCATATCTCAAGTTGACTACAAAGCGTGGATAAAAAAGAATTAAAGAACGTACAGTTAGCAATACATGACCTCATACAAAAAGAAGAGTATGACGTAGCTTTACCTATTATTAACGAAGTCTTAATGGTATATCCTAATGATGCAGCTACACTAAACTTCTTAGGTTATATCTGGCTCATGGGTGAAAAGCCTGCATTTGCATATCAGTTCTTTCGTAGAGCATTACAAGAATCCCCTAGCAATAAAGCATTATGGACATCTCTAGGTCGTGCATGTCATGAAATGGATATGTTTGATGATGCTATTAAATACTTCTTAAAGTCAGCAGAACTAGACCATAGCTATGCACTAGCTTATGCTAATGCTTCAGCTTCACTTGTTCAAATGTCAAGATGGGATGATGCAGAGAAGTCTGCAAAGATGGCTTTAGAGTGTGACCCTAATGAATTAAATGCACAATTAAACCTAGCTCATAGTTACCTAGCCAAAGGCGAATGGGAAAAAGGTTGGGAAGAATGGAACAAGTCACTAGGTGGTAAGTTCCGTAAAGAATTATCTTATGGTGACGAAGTAAGATGGGATGGCTCATCCGGTAAAGACTTAGTTATATATGGCGAACAAGGTTTAGGTGATGAGATATTCTACGCATCATGTATACCAGACGCTATAGACATTAGTAAGCAAGTCTATATAGACTGTGACGAAAGATTAGAAACATTATTTAAACGTAGTTTCCCTAAAGCAATCGTTCATGGGACACGTAAAGCAACCGAAGTGGAGTGGACAAATGACATTACAATTGATGCAAGATGTGCTATTGGTGGCTTACCCCAGTTTTTCAGACCAACGAGCAAATCTTTTTCTGGGACTCCTTTTCTAGTACCTGATAAAGATAAAGTTGAGATGTGGAAAGCCATGTTTAAATCATGGGGTAAGACAGTCATAGGCATTACTACTAAAGGTGGCACATTTAGAACTAACTCTAAAGGTCGTATTCTTACAGAAGATGACTTACAACCACTACTAAAACGTAAAGATATACAGTTAGTTAGCTTAGATTATAGTGTAGAGAACAAAATTGAAGGTGTTAAGTACTTAGA